GTTGTTTCATCCTCGCCGGATATTTCGCAAAAAACTTCTGTTGTTAAGAAAACTATTGCAAAAGTACCCGTTTCAAAGGTTGTAGATAAATCAGTTGCTCCTACCCACCCGGTTGTTGCTTCGACACATGTTGCTATACCTGTTCCAACAAAAACAGGGGGGGCACCAGTCGTAGAACAAGATGTTTCGGTAGTCGTTGATGTACAACCAGTTCAACAACCTACCACACCGGACAATGTTCTTTCAACTATTGTTGAAAAAGTTAATTTTCTGTCTGGTAGTTTTAAAGAACTTCATTCTCTTCTAAAGGTTTTGAGCAAAGAATATGAAAAACAACAAAAAATTATTGAGAAAGCACAAAAAAAGAGACAAAATGCCAAAAATTCTCCATCTGGTTTCGCTAAACCTAATAAAATTTCAGATGAACTATGCGATTTCGTAGGAGTTCCATATGGAACTGAAAAGTCGAGAACTGATATTACAAGATTTATTAATCTATATGTAAAAGAACATAATCTTAACAAACCAGAAAATAAAAGATTTATCCTACCCGATGATAAACTTAAAAAAATCCTAAATGTTGGCGATAACGAAGAGATTAATTATTTTATTCTACAAAAACTAATCTCTCATCATTTTCCATTGAGTGCAAGTAAATTAGCAGCTGCTGCAGCCACCGCTGTATCTGTAAGTTCCAAAGTTTAAAAACTATTATAATTATTTTTTTATTTAAAAACAATATTTTTATATAACAATATAATAACTATTATATTATAAATATAATGAGTGAAATATATCATACACTTACAGCAAATGGTGCGAACTCACTAAACAGTACATCTAATAATATCGTTGACTATTTTATGATGTTTATGAGAGGTCTTAGTAAAAATGATAATAATGATTATCTTGCAAAATGTTGGAAAGATAGTCCTGTTAAAACAGTAGCCATTATTTTTAATGGACGCGATAGACTAAATGGTAAAAAAGAAAAAAAGGTTTCTAGCGAGGCAATGCTTTGGTTGAGTATTCATAAACCATATACGTATAAACTGAATATTATTAATTATATAAATAATTATGGATGCTGGAAAGATTTACTATATATATCTTATTATAACATCTATAAAACTGATAATTATAAAGAATTGTCTTTATTCGCGGAACAATTAATTATAGATAAAGAAAGTCTTGAAAAAAACGATAAAGTATCACTTTGTGCTAAATGGTCGCCAAGCGAAAATGATAGAAATGATAAAAGAAAACATTTTGCTAAAAAGATAGCCACTATAATATATGGAAGAAGTGATGAAAAAAAAATGGAAAAATATAGAAACGAATATTTGGTTCCTTTGAGAAAAAAAATAAATATTGTAGAAAAACTTATGTGTAGTAATGAATGGGATAAAATAAAATACGAAAATGTCCCAGGTGTAGCATCAAAAAGATTATTGAACGCTTTTATGAAACACGATGGAGATAGATATACAAAATATTTGCAAGATGTTAGAAATGGAGTAAAAGAAATTAAAATAACAGGTATTCTACCACACGAATTATCAAAATATTATATTGATTTAATTGGTGAAGAAGAATATAAAGAAAATGAAACTATTGAATTACAATGGAAAGCAATTGTTGAAAATGTTAAAAAGTCTGGTACTTTTTGCAATTCCATTTCTATAATTGATGTTTCTGGGTCTATGTTTTCTTCAAGTAATGGAAGTATTCCAGCACAAGTTGCTATATCGCTTGGAATAATTACATCTATATGTTGCGAAGGTATGTTTAAAAATAAGTTTATTACTTTTAGCGAAAGTCCTGAATTAATTTCTCTAATACCGGATGAAATTTTTAAAGATAATCCTGAATATATTCCATCACTGTTTGAATCGCATAAAGCATTAAAAAATATAAATTGTGGATATTCTACAGACTTTGTAAAATGTTGTGAAAAAATTATTAATTTTGGAAATGATAATAATATTCAAGACGAAGATATGCCCAAAAAACTATTTGTATTTACTGATATGCAATTTGATAATGTTTCTACTGATAATGAGAAAATGTCTATTGAAACAGTTTATCAATATATCAAAAACATGTTTTCAAATAGTGGATATACACCTCCAAAATTTATATTTTGGAACTTAAGTACAGACCATAAAGAAACATTTCCTGTAAATTGTGATACAGAAGGTGTAGTATTGGTATCTGGATTTTCTGAACAACTACTAAAAATATTAATGAATTATGATGAAATAAATCCTGAAAAAATAGTGGATGAGATCTTGGAACCATATATCAAAAATATTATTATCAGCGATGAAGAAATTTAAAAATTATAATAAAACATTTTGAGTACATAATTTATTTTTTAGAAAATTTTATTAGTTTTAAGAATATTAATAAAATAAAAAGATTATGTACTCGTTTTTCCTTAAGTAGCTTAATATACTAACAAATCACATTGTATTTTTAATATATTTTTTTTATAAATATATTGGTATTTCATCTAATACATCTAATACATCTTTTTACATTTTTAACAATTCTATAAATATATTTAATATATTTATTTAAATATATTAAAATATCCTTCTATCACATTTGTATAATGTTGAAATGAAACAGTGTATAAAAATGTATTACCCTTTTTAATTAAATCATTTACAAATTGATGTATATTACTACCTTGCATTATTAATTTATTTTGTATATTCAATTTATAAACTTATTAATAAAATCAAAAAAATAAAACAATTACTAGCAATACCTCATTTTTATATACCTTATACATAATATAAACCCTAAATGAACATCCTATAGTGTCAGTTATGGATATTTAGTTTTTAATTCGGTTAATATTTATAATACATATTAATTGTTTTATTTTTATTTATAAACCCATATCATAAACTTCTTTGCGAACAACCAAATATTTTACAAGTTTATACTTAATTTTTATAATGAGATAAATAATATTTGACTTTCGATAATTTATAATCACTATTTTTACGTGTATGCGTTTTATTATAATATCTATATTTTATAATAAAATAAATGAATATATATATGTGTAATTATTATTAGATTTTAATTATGGTTTAGATAAATTCTTTCCAAAACTCTTTTTTGAATAACTTAATAACATTATAATTATATTTATTAGATGTCAAGTTTATAGCATTCATTATATTATTAAATATAATACTATTAAATGACTTCTCAACATTGTCAATATCTTCTTTTTTACATTTTATAGCATATGCCCATTGTGTAAGTCCATACTCTCCAGTTATATCTTTATACAAACCATTTCCATTTGAAAATATAAATTTAGTTATACCGAAATGACCTTTGTCATTTATGTTAGACCATTTTTTTGATATAATATTTTTAGAATTAATACTATATACACAAGGATATTTATATTCATCTGTCTGTTTTTCAGACATCCATTTTTTTCGCGGTTCATATGATGACTGGTCATTCATAAATCCATTATCATCAACAACATCTATTAAATTATAAACTTTTTCTAAACTATGATTTGGTATAAAATTTAATTTATTATTAATCAAATATTGATATTCTTTATTTTCATAATCATTAATAATTGTTTCTTTATAAACTTCAATATTTTCAATTAAATAGTAATCATAATCAGTAGCACATTTAAATGTTTCTAATCCTTTAATAAGGGAATTCATATTTAAATATATTATTTGTTTTTCTTTCATAAGATAACCTACTTTACTATTTATCTGCCTCCATCCTCTTGGATGAACATACAATAATAACCCATTTTTAACTAACAATATATTTAAAGATTTTTCAACAAACTTATTCCATAATGTATTTCCAGAACCTTTATTATTATTTGTATTTTGATAAGGTGGGTTACCTATAACAGCATCAAAACCTTCAATATTCCATTTTTCTTTTATATCTAATTCCAACGTATTTCCTTCGCTATAATTCAATTTATAGTCATTATAAGGGTCTATCAATAATTTACAAATAAATATATTTGTAGAATTAATATCACTAAAATATAAACACTCTTCAACAATTGCTTTATATCTCTCTTTTTCGTCTGGAATAGTTTCTTCAAGACCATTCATAAATCTATCAATTATATCTATGATAAATCCACCTTTACCAGCACAAGGTTCAAAAACTTTCTTTATAGATGTCCAGAAATCAACAGGTATTTTATCCAACATTTCTTTTCTCAACTTAAATGGCGTAGAAACTTCAGCATTACTTTTCTTTTCAAGTTCTTGTGGAATTAAATATTTGTCAATCAAATTAGATAGTTCTCTATTATTTTTAATATTTTTCATAAATAGTTCTTTGATAGTTCTAATAATCTGATTAGTTTCTTTATCATCTTTCATATATTTCATATATACATTGATAAATTTTTTTATAATTTTTGAATCAATTGATTTACCCCACCAACTTTTAGTTTGGTCAATTAAGATATTATACACATATTCATCATTTTCGATTAATTCAAACATTTCTACAAATGATGTTTTTTTATCATGAATGGTTAATAAACATATGAGAATAATAATATGTTTTATAATATCCATATAGTTTATTTGTTTTTCATCTTTTTCATTATCATTAGTTGTTTCATGCGATTTATCTTCGGTATTAACTTTTGTTTTTTCAATACCTTTTTTAATTTTTTCTTCTTCATCATCTTCATCCAATAGTTTATCTATTAATTCTTTTTGTATTTTTGTAGGCTTTGTATTAGAAAACATAGCATTAAAGAATTTATTTTCTTCATTTGTAAATATATATTCCTTTAAACCAATACGATTTACGAAATGGTTAACTGCATTTTCTATATTAGATGAATACATGTCATATACATTTTCACACAGTGCAGTAATCTTTGAAACATCATTACCGAAAGAAGGCATCCAATGATCACCATTTAAATTTATAAGTCTTTCTTGTAGAATGAATTTTGTAGCTTCTATTGGATGAATATCTGGTTTTATCAAAGAAGCATAATTAATTATAGAGGTTTCAATTACTCGATGAATATTTAAATCTACAACAAAAGCACATTTTTTATATTTCCCTTCTGTCATACAACGGAACATCATCTGATAAATCATATCAAATCCCATGTTATTATTTAATAATAATACAATATCACAATTATCAATTGATACTCCAAGGCTACATTGTTTTCCACTTAATACCAAAACTCCTTTTTTTCCGCTATTTCTGGCTTTATCACGAGCATATTCGATACTTTGTTTTGGATTACTTGTAGTTTTACTATTTATACAAATTATTTCATAGTCTGGAATAACATTATTTCTTTCCAAAAGTTTTATTGTTGCTTTTGAAATTTTATCAATATTATTTTGAGGTAAGAATGCCATAATAATCATAGGTTCGTTATGAAAATCTCCTTCACCGATAAATCGCGAATCTATTGTTGGGTCTTTACATATTTTTTCAATTCTCTTCATAAATACAATATTATCCAAATAATCTTTATCAGGAATTCCATATTTATTTTTCTTTCCAAAAATTCTATACCATAATTTTAAATTTTCTCCTTCATTTTGAAACTCTTCTTTTATTACTATTTTTGATTCTTGTGTTTCTTTGTCTTTTGTTATTGATTGTTTAAGAAGGAAACAAGCATCAGGAGACCATCCATAATTATTATCTTGTGTATTATTTATTATTTCATTTACAACATCTTGATTAATTTCATCAGTTAATAACCACAATTCTGGATATTTTGAATATTCGGTAATAATGATATCCTGTGAATATTTTAAAATTATATCACGAATACATACACCGTGTTTTTCTACTAATCTAATAATACTACATTCATCTGAAATATTTTTACAAAGTTTTATATCTTCTAAATCCCATAAAATCCAGCAATCTTTTGGAATATTATAATCGTTTATAGGTTTAGAATATGTTGCTGTAATTTGAATTGTAAATGATAATTTTCCATAAAAATCTAATGTTTTCTTTGCTAATTCAGTAGTTCCTCCATTATGACTTTCATCAATAAATCTCATATCAAAATACATTTTCTTCAACCAATCAATACTTTTTGTTTTTTCATCACAATGTTTTTGTTTATCATTACCTTTATCTATTTTAGTTTGTAAGAATTGTTTAGAACAAATAATAATATTTTTTTTTGTTAAAACTGGTTTTTTTATATTACCATTTAATACGATAATATTAAAGTCTGTTAATTGAATACAATCAAATACATCTCGTTGTTGTTGAATTGTTTCATTCGGTGCTGTTGTAATTACCAAATAATTACATTCATTTTTATCTTTACTATCCTCGATAATACACCCTCCGATAATATAACTTTTTCCACTTCTTTGAATATGACCCCATAAAATTTTTTTATTTCCACTATTCATCATTATAAGTGTTTTCGAGACACCGAGATGTTGATGCATTTTCAAACATAATGTAGTTTTATTTGAATTAATCATATTATCCAGGGGTGTTCGTCCATAAAACATTTTAAATTGATGATATGCTTGATTCAAGTCATTCCAATCAATAATAATCGTATCTTCTTTTTCTAAAAATAATTTTAATTGTTGATTAGTTCTTTCTATATTTTTTTTCATAGTTTCAAAGTCATTATTATTTCTAATACAAATACATAATGTCATAGTAAAACCATCATCATTATACTGATTAAAGTTTGTCAATATTTTATCAATATCCAACTTTCCAATATTTGTTTTATTTAAATTTTTGGATGTAGTAACTAATAAATGTTTTTCATTTTTTTTACAAATGCCTGTCAAATCTGATGAATCTCCTTTATCTTTCAGGTTATTAAGATTATTTTTTTCATTGTAAAATACATCCTTAATTGTAGTATTTTTTCTTATGGTTTTCTCATTGTAATTACCTTTACAAATATCATATAATTTTAGCTTATCTATTAATCCAAACCCAGCAAATATTCTTAATAGCGATTCTTGTTTATCTTTACCAACCCATGGTTCTTCTAACCAAGTTATAATATCACGCTCATCGTACGATTGAATAAACTCATAAAGGTCTTTGAATGTATTCATTCTGTTATGTATTCTATTAATGGAATCTTCATTTTCTAAAATCAATTTTTTAAAATTTATATCGTTAATAGTTTCATTTATTTTTTTATCTACATATTTTTCGCAAGAATATTTTGGCATATTTTATTATATTTTATTTATATTTAAATCATTTTAAAATAATTTTAATATACTAATTGATATAAATAATAAATGTTATCCTCTCATGCACATTAAGTAGATAAATATACTAATGTGATTATAATGTACATTTTTATAGTTATAATATATTTTGAGTACATAATTTATTTTTTAGAAAGGTTTATAAGTTTTAAGAATATTAAGAAAAATAAATAAATTATGTACTCGTTTTTTATTAAGTAGCATAATACGATACTTTCATTTTAATTATTCGATGAATGTTTATAAGTTTTAAGAATAATGAGAAAATATGTATTTTCTTAAAAAATAATTATTTATTATTATGAAAAAAAAATAGATTATGTAATTTAATTGGAATAAGCAAGACCACCCATACCAGATAAAATACGAAGGACGTTATAATTAACAGCATATACGTGTATAGTTCCTGAAACAATAGAACCCATTGAAAGAACAGCTGTGTCAATACGAGACATATTTAGGGTTCCACTTGGTTGATGCTCTTCGGGTTTGAGAGCAAATGAATATACATTAATTCCTTGATGATATTTATCAGGTGTGTTTTCGTGATGTTGATATGGTTGTACAAGAGAGAAATAATCCCCATTTCGTGTAGCAAAACGATCATTTCCGTTAAGCATAATCTTTGCTTGTGTTATAGGATTTTTTGATGAAACATAGTTATTTAATGTATCGTGTGTAGCTGCATCGATATTAGCAGTAGAGAAGTTATTCCAAAACACTTTTTTAACTCCGGCACTATCAGCGGATGATTTAACCGCCCAAACCAATTCTTTGCAAGGATGGTTGAAATTCATACGGATACTTTTCATAGATTCGGCACTTGCGGTTACTGTATCAGTTCCTGTGAATTGAAGTTGTTCAATTAAATATTCGTGAGATAATTGTGCAAAACGACGGCGTTCATCAGTGTCAAGGAAAATATAATCCACCCATAAAACGGCTTCTGTTAATTCTATTTTTTGATTTGTTGCAAAAAGTGAGGTAATATTGCCTTCCGTTGTAGTTACTTTAACTACACCCTCACTACCAACACGTTTATTACCATTTGTACATCCGTTTAATATATCTTGTCCAAAACATAAATTGGTATCTGTATCATCAACTAAATTTACCATAGATTCATATTCAATATTAATTTTTACTTCGTGGTATTGAAGGGCGATAAGAGGAAGAGCTAAACCAACATTTCTACAAAACCAAAATTCTAAAGGAACATATACTTCATACGAAGAATCATAACCAAGTTGTGTACAAGAGTTTGTGCTATTAGCACCAACCATAACATTATATCCATCACGCTTTCCAACGGGAAGGGAAAGTTCATTCCAAATGTAAAGCCATTCAGAATAATGTTTATCTATACGTTGTCCGCCAATTTCTAATTCTACGGTTTTAAGGAGTTTTTGACCAAAATTAGGAACAAGCGCGACAGCAAGGGCAGAACTTGTATTTTTGATTTTACCATTAAAGTAAATACGATGAATTAAATCGCCATTGCGGGTAATTTGAATACTTGCACGCGAACCTAATGAATTACTTCCAGTAGGGGTTTGTTGAATAGCTTCAATCGCAAAATTAGTATGACGGCGATATACAACTTTGAAAAAGGTAATTTGAGGATTACCTGTTAAATAAACATCCTGAGCACCATAAGCTACTAGTTGAAGAAGACCACCACCCATTTACGCTATATACTTTATACTATTAGAGGAGAAAAAAAAAAGGGCTATTTATATTACACAATAACATAATATATATATTATAATAAATATTTTTAATTGGAATAAGCAAGACCACCCATACCAGACAAAATACGAAGGACATTATAATTCACAGCATAAACATATAAACTGGTTGTTTTACTATCAGTTATAGCATTAAAGTCTAAATTAAGAACTGCTGTATCAATTCGCGACATATTAAGTGTTCCACTTGGTTGATGCTCTTCCGGTTTAAGAGCAAAAGAATATACATTGATACCTGGATTTGAAGGAACGTTTTCGTGATGTTGGAATGGTTGAATTAAATTGAAGTATGAACCTGGGCGTTCCGAAAATCTATCATTTCCATTGAGAACTAACTTGCCTTTGGCGATGGGATTAACCGATGTTATTGTTGATGTTGGGGTATATTCCATACTACCGCTCAAGATTTTTGTTGAATAATTAGCCCAGTTATTATTGTTTACAAATTGATCAGAATCATGGAACTTGGTTCCGCAAAACCATACTAATTCTTTACAAGGATGATTGAACGATAATTTGGGTTTCATTTGTGTTCCTCCAGCGTTTGTTATACCAATAACATTATCCGCACCCGTAAATTGAAGTTGTTCAATTAAATACTCGTGGGATAATTGTGCAAAACGCCGGCGTTCATCAGTGTCGAGGAAAATGTAATCAACCCACAGAGACGCTGGTCCAAGGGCTCCTACCACAGCAGCAGTTCCACGACAGTTTTCGTTAGTTTCGAAATTAATATTTACTTTAACTTCGTGGTATTGAAGGGCGATTAAGGGAAGAGCAAGACCAACATTACGACAAAACCAAAATTCAAGAGGAACATGTAGAATATCTTTTAATACACCTCCAGAAGCACCAACCATTTTTTTATAACCATCTTTTTTAGATTTAGGAAGAGATAATTCATTCCATATATACATCCAGTGAGAATAATGTTTATCTACTTTTTGACCACCAATCTCAATCTCTACAAAATTGACAAGACGGAGACCAAAATACTTACAATAATTAGAAGTAGTATTTGCAGACATATCAACGGATAAATACATGCGATGAATTAAATCTCCATTTCGGGATATTTGACATGTTACACGGTTGCCATATCCAGGAGTACCATTAAAAGTTTGTTGAATAGCTTCAATCGCAAAATTAGTATGACGGCGATATACAACTTTGAAAAAGGTAATTTGAGGATTACCTGTTAAATAAACATCCTGAGCACCATAAGCTACTAGTTGAAGAAGACCACCACCCATTTACGCTATATACTTTATACTATTAGAGGAGAAAAAAAAAAGGACTATTATATTACACAATAACATAATATATATAATAATAAATATTCTTAATTGGAGTAAGCGAGACCACCCATACCAGATAAAATACGAAGGACGTTATAATTTACGGCATAAATATTAATGCCATCATATGTAGCAACACGACTTCCTGTACCCCCGGTAAAATTAATGGCTGATGTTACATTAACCATAAGTGTCGCAGTGTCGATACGAGACATATTAAGTGTTCCGCTTGGTTGATGATCTTCAGGTTTAAGAGCAAATGAATATACGTTAATACCTGGATTAGCAGGGATATTTGTATGATGTTGATACGGTTGGACATAATTGAAATAAGAGCCTTTACGTATAGCAAAACGATCATTTCCATTTAATTGAAGAATAGCGTCTTTGAATGGATTTTTACCTTCAATATTAGGGGATGTTCCAGATTGGAAAGTATCTTCGGATTTCAATTGACCACCCAATATACCTTGAACGCCAGATGACACCGTATCAATATAATCACCATCGGTATAATCATACCACCGAGATACAGATGTAGTATTGCCGGCTACTTTAGCGACCCATACTAATTCTTTGCAAGGATGATTGAAATTTAATTTAATGCGATTATTTCCAGAAGAAAGAGATTCTGTTCCGGTGAATTGAAGTTGTTCAATTAAATATTCGTGAGATAATTGAGCAAAACGACGGCGTTCATCAGTGTCAAGGAAAATATAATCCACCCATAATGATACATTTTTAAGATCTGTTGGAAATTCGGTTTCTATATTTGCAACAATTGGAGCACCGCCTGCAGCTGAACAAAAACATTTATCTTTAGATTCAAAATCAATTTTAACTTTTACTTCGTGATATTGTAGTGCGATTAAAGGTAATGCTAATCCAACATTGCGACAAAACCAGAACTCGAGTGGGATATATAAAGTAGTGTCAGTATTTGAAACTATATCTTTATCGGCTCCAACCATAGTATCGTAAGCATATCTTTTACCGAGAGGTAAAGATAATTCATTCCAGATATATAGCCAATCAGAATAATGTTTGTCAATTTGTTGTCCGCCAATCTCTATAACAACGGATTTAATTAAGCGAAGTCCAAGATAATTAACATATGTTGTGTCTGAACCAGAAACGCGTTTATCTACATCTACTTGTAAATACATACGATTGATTAAATCGCCGTTGCGCGATATTTGACAATTTACGGTACTACCATAAATAGGATTACCGTTAAAAGTTTGTTGAATAGCTTCAATCGCAAAATTGGTATGACGGCGATATACGACCTTGAAAAAGGTAATCTGGGGATTACCTGTTAAATAAACATCCTGAGCACCATAAGCTACTAGTTGAAGAAGACCACCACCCATTTACGCTATATACTTTATACTATTAGAGGAGAAAAAAATATGAATGATAGAACGAGTTTAAATATATATTTTTATCATATAAACATTTTATTTAATGAAATATTTATAATGATGTTCAAAGAAAAATCGTCAAAGAAAAAGATATCAAATGATAATAATGATACTTTCACACTCGATGCTATGCATAATAATATAATAAAAGGTTTCGGTGATAGTGATAAACAAAAAGAAAAATATAATTTATTATTATCAAGTTATGAAAGTGAAATAGATGGTATTACTACCGAATTAGAAAGATGCGATATAATAACCAATAAAGAAAGAGGTAATATGCTATGGTCGAAGATTATAATTTTGCGAGAAAAAAAGTCTGAACTTAAACTATGTATTAAGGAGTTAAATACGTATGATGAAATAGATTATTATAAAAATACTAGTTATATATTATTTCAATATTACGAAACAGTTGATAAACAATCAGATATAAATAATAATCAAAATAAAGAATCACAAAATACAATTGTATCAACAAATGAATTATTGAACAGACAACCTAAAATATATAAAAATTATTCAAAGAAAAAAAGAAGTATAGTTTCTGCTACTACGATAAATGTATTGGATGCTCTTAACAATATAGATTCAAAGGCAATATCTATAAATAATTGCGACGAAACTGATAAATGTGACAATATTATCGAAGATACGCAAGCGATCAATTATAAAACAGATCAATATATTGATTCAAATAATACAGAAGATACGCTATATGATAAGAGTGCACTTGTTGATAAATATATGTCTATAATAAATAAGCAATATGTTAGAAATGTTGAAGATAAAAATATAGAAATGTGCAAAGTATGTAATAATCAAATGACATGTTTGCAACAAGATGCTATAATGATATGTAATATGTGCGGTTATCAAGAATTGTTATTAGTTGAACAAAATAGACCTATTTTAAAACAAAATACTAAAGATACATCTCACTTTTGTTATAAGCGAATTAATCATTTTAGGGAATGGTGTAATCAAGTTCAAGGAAAAGAAAGTACTGATATTCCTGATGATATTTTTGAAAAAATATTAACTGAAATAAAAAAAGAGAAAATTATTGATTTAAAAAGTATAAGTTATGTCAAAATGAGAGATATTCTAAAAAGATTAAGAATAAATAAATATTATGAACATATTAATTATATTATTAATAGAATTAATGGAATACCAACTCCGCAATTCAGCCCAGAATTAGAAGAAAGATTATGTAGTATGTTTAGAAATATCCAAGCACCATTTTTGAAACATTGTCCGAAAGATAGAAAGAATTTTTTGTCATATAGTTATGTTCTTTATAAGTTTTTTCAAATACTTGGATTGAACGAATATCTCAAATATTTCCCATTGTTGAAAAGTCGGGAAAAACTATATGTTCAAGACCAGATATGGAAAAATATATGTATAGAATTAAATTATGATATTATTCCATCACTTTAAATATATATAAGATTTAAATAATATTACATATTATAAATAGAAATAAGAAAATATGGAAGAAACAGCAAAATCTGTTCTCGTTTCTACAAAAGAAACTGATTATCTTGACGAAGATAAACCTATCCGTGGTCAAAATTACGTACTATTGTCTTTTTTAAGTCCAGAAGATGTTATTGTTAAAAAAGACCTATATTTTTTGAGCAAGTTTATTGATAAGTTTGGAAAAGATATGACAGATTTGTTTCAAGGTATTAAAGAAAAATTTCCAGAATCAGAAGATATGATCAATAATATCAAGGAAAATCATTCGTATATTTTTGACCCGAAAGAAATGAATGAGCAATATACATTTTATAAATCTGTAAATAACGAAGAATTGGAACAAAGTTATCATCGTGATAATAACTTCGTAACATCCATGAGAGGTATTAAGGTTCGTGGAACATTTGATACTCTTGATGAAGCAAAAAATCGCAGTGAGTTTTTAAAGAAGATTGATTCGAAGTTTAATATTTATATTGCACAGGTTGGTTGTTGGTGTCCTTGGTCACCAAATCCAGAGTGTCTCGAAAATCAAGAATATTCGGAAACACAACTTAATACATTAATGAAAGAATATAAGAAAAATATGGATGATAAAGACGTTATTTTCGAAGATCGTAAAAATAAGGTAGCCTCAAATGCTGCACCCGTTAATGAAGAAATTGACGAAGATAAAAGCACTAATATTGAACTTGGTTCTCTAAAAGAAAGTATTGAAAATGTTGATGTATGGGGCGATAGACACAAATAGATATATTTTATTATGTGTATGTAAAAGTTGTTATTATTTTTTTTCTTATTTAGTATTATTAAGTATGAAAGCAATTGCTATATTTTTTTTATTTATAGGTATATTGCTAATTATTCAAGGATATTATAGTAATAAATCTGTATGTGAAAAAGAAAAAGTAGTTGTAAAATATGTTCCAAGAAGTTTTTATGAAGAACAAATGAAACCCGAAGAAAGTTTGCAAACTTTTTATAAAAGTATGTTTGAAGATATTATATTGCTTTAATTATTATTTTTATCCTTAATATTAGTAAATGAGTAAATTATTTAATATTGAAAAAGTGTTTATTGATATAGCAAATAAAAATTCCAATGATATGCCAAAATTAAAAAGTGATATAGAAGCTTATTTTAAAAATATTGATGAAAGAGATTTAGAAAGTATTAAAAAAAAAGATAAATATTTCATTAATTATGAGAATAAAAGAATTAATGATAAGATTATATATGAAAAATATTTAATTGAAAAAACTATTTTAAAAACTATTTTTCAAAATGAAAAAACAAAAATATCTTTATACAATTATTTAAAATTAAAATGTCCAGTAAAAAACAATATACCCGATTTATATACATACGAAAATATAGAATTAAAACAACGCGTTATCATTCCAAGAGAACCAATGGCTAATGCAAATAAGATTAATAAAAATAAAAAAGAGATCATATGTCCCGAAGGAAAAGAAATAAATCCTGTCACTGGAAAATGTGTTAAGGTCTGTGAAGAAGGAAAGGTTAGAGACCCTATTACCGGTACTTGCAAAAAAATTAAAATAGAAAAAATTGCAAAAGTTAAAAAGGTTGTAAAACCTGTTGTTCTTCCTATTGTTATAAAACCTGATGAACCTAACGACGATGAGATAAAACCTGATGAACCCGACGAACCAAAAGTTAAAAAAAATAAAAAGGTTAAAACTCTTGATTTAAATGTTGTTGCTCCTATTGTTATAAAACCTGATGAACCTAACGACGATGAGATAAAACCTGATGAACCTAACGACGATGAGATAAAACCTGATGAACCCGACGAACCAAAAGTTAAAAAAAATAAAAAGGTTAAAACTCTTGATTTAAATGTTTTTGCTCCTATTGTTATAAAACCTGATGAACCTAACTACGATGAGATAAAACCCGATGTAGCAAATGATGTAAAAGTTGTTAATATAAAAAATACAAAATGTCCTGAAGGAAAAGAAATAAACCCTATAACGGGAAGATGTGTTAAAAAATGCGAAGACGGAAAGGTTAGAGACCCTAAAA